TAGGAATTCCAGATTTGGCTAATCCTAATACTACATATGGATATGTTTATTCTCCGTTCAAGGAAGCAAAGGATTATTTTAATAATTTTATGTCTTCTCAATCAGGTGAAAACTTGGATGAAGAAGATTCAGAGAAATTTAAAGAATTCTTTGGCAAGAGCAAGAAGTGGCTTGTTGAAATTTATAAGTTTGTCACATCGAAGATTGATTTCGATTTTGATAAACATTATACCACTTTAGGATATTTACGAGCGTGTAAATTAATTAAACAATTAATTTTGATTTTTGACATTTTGGTCTCATTGGAAATTTTAGAAAATTTTTCAATTGAGATTAAAGGACATAAGATCTTTACACCTAGTAAATTAGGAAAGAAAACTAAACCATTTGATTTATTAGATGCATGTTATGAATTTTGTTCCTTATTTGTAAAAGCTTGTCGAGCCTTTCCCGAGAAGGGCTTTAAAGCTTTTTACGAGGATGCCATTAATGGTGTTTTTGAGGAAGATTATGCATATGTTTTAGCAAGTTATATCTTGTTTGAGACAGGCAAAAATTGTGATGTCGATGATATTAAAGAATACGATTTACGTTTACAGAGGGCTATTGATACAGCTACAACTAGTATTAAAGCTAATTCTGAAAAAGCTTATTATACTCCCAAATTGAAGGAGTTGAAAATTTTACAAGCAAAACGTATTGCTTCGCAGAAAGATTTTATTAGGATGAAACCTTATGGAATTCTTTTGTTTGGCGGATCGTCAGTAGGAAAATCGTCGATAGCAAATGCTGTCTCACGTTATATTTTAAAGGTTAATGGTTTCCGTGCATCATCTGATTCTGTTGTAGTTTTGAATGAGGCTGATAAATTTCAGTCTGAATTTCGAACACATCATACAGGAGTTATATTAGATGATTTGTGTAATAGTACTGTTGAGACTACGGAAGGAAATCCGTTATTGAAGGTTATTCAATTTATTAATAATTCTCCGCAAGCTGCATTAAATCCAAATGCTGACTTGAAAGGGAATATTATGATTGAGCCTAGAGTTGTATTAGCTACTACAAATGTAAAAGATTTGAATGCTAGTCACTACTCTAATGAGCCTTTATCGATTGCCCGTCGTTTTGATGTTACTGTTACGCAAACAGTGAGGAAGGAGTATCAATTACCAGATTCTGTTATGCTTGATTCTGCTAAGGTCGAAAGAGATTTTACAGGAATTGCATATCCAGATTTTGCGCAATTTACGTTGGAAAGACCTATTTTGCATTCTGGTAATATTCGTCAAGGAACCAGCAATAAGGAGCGTGTCACCTATGTACCCATAGTATTTAAGGGTAAGGAGATGTGTAACGTTAGTTTGCGTGAATTTCTAGAATATTTGCAGGTAGATACTGCGAAACATTTTAGAGAACAACGCAACTTTGTTGAGACTCAGCGTAG